TCGATTAGGTGTGCGTTATCCAGAGCTTCTAGCGTTCATTATAGGAGCTATGTAAATGTCAGGATATATCGGTGCAACGCCAGTACCACAGAGCATTCAGCGCAGACAGACCTTCACTGCAACTGCGGGACAAACCACGTTTGGCACGACAGGATACACTGACGGTGACTACATCGATGTTTATCTCAACGGCGTTAAGCTGGTGGGTGGCACTGACTACACAGCCACGAATGGCACTGACATTGTTTTGACCTCGGCTGCTAGTGCCAGTGATGTGCTAGACTTTGTGACATTCAATTCATTTACATTGGTTGATGAAACAATACAGTTTGCTGATGGCACTGCGGCTGCTCCTAGCATTACAAACGTAGGCGATACTAATACTGGCATTTATTTTCCTGGGGCTGACAAAATAGGATTTGTAGAAGGTGGTTCTGAGGTTGCTCGTATTGCAGGGAATGACTTTCTTATTAATAAAACAGTAAACGATACTAATCTTGAGGGGCAAGAGTTTCGGAATGATGGTCAAGTTGCATTTACTCGTGATGGTAATCACCCATTAATTGTTCGGCGCAACACGAATGATGGTGATATTATTCTTATTCAGAAAGATAGCACAACGGTGGGGAGTATTGGAAACTCTGGTACAGCACTTGTGTTTGAAAATCCTAACGCAAACAGTTATTTTGCTTTTCATGCAAATAACCAAAGCAATGGTATTTTCTATCAAGACGGAACTTCCAAAGTTTTTGGCCCCTACGTTGCAAGAGATGATGAGATTGATTTAGGTGCATCTAATGCCCGCTTCAAAGACCTCTACCTCTCTGGCGGTGCTTACCTTGGCGGCACTGTTGCGGCTAATAAGTTAGAGGATTACGAAACTGGAACTTGGAGTCCTGTTCTTAACGGCTCAAGTAGTGGGACTAAATCAGGCGTTGGAAGCTATGTAAAGATAGGTAAAACTGTATTGCTTAGTGTTACTTTTGATAACATAGGAACAGGACTTAGTGGTGACTTATCAATTACTGGCAGCCCATTTACTTTTGATCCACAAGGAAGTTTAAATATGTATGTTCCTATTAACTGGTTTAGTTTAAATTGGGACACTGGCGCATTAGCATCATATGGGTATATTGCAAATGGAACATCAACAATAGTCCCTTATTACTCTAAAGACAATGCAAGCAGTACAATCGTTCAAGGATCACATTGTGCAGCTAATACATTTCTTAGATTTGTTCAAACTTTTGAAATATCATAACACCCTAGTCGGAGGCTAGGTAGTCAGTCCACAGCCAAAAGGAGATAAACTATGGCACTAACAAAAGAATTTGAATACGACTGCGAAGTCAGGGGCGTACATAAAAACGTTCAAGTTCGCAAAGCAACTATCGTCATGGACGATGATGTAGAACTTAGTCGTACTTACCACAGGCATGTATTGCATTGCCGTACCAAAACAGATGGTACTTGGGGCGATACAGACATCAGTGGTGAAGACGCAGCAATACAAGCAGTGTGCAATGCAGTTTGGACAGATGATGTAAAATCTGCCTACGAAACTGCAATGGATGCACAGACAGACCCATAATTTAACAGGAGCAATACGATGGCAGATAAACAAGCAAAAACCATCACTATCAATGACAAAGATTACAGTGAAGAAGAACTAACAGATCAGCAGAAGGTAATTATTAATCATGTTCAGGACTTGGATCGTAAGATTAGATCCGCTCAGTTTAGTCTGGATCAAATGACAGTTGGACGTGATGCTTTTGTTAAGATGCTTACTGGTTCATTAGAAGAGGCAACAAATGGATAAACGTACAGTGGCATCAGCACACGAACGAATAGATGCTTTGGAGAAACAAATGATAGAGATTAAGACTGAGATGAAAATCCAATTCAAAGATCTCTACAATAGAATGAAGCGTCTTGAAGCCATCATGATTGGTATTGGTGGTGCTAGTTTGCTGTTGCTTCTACGCATGACGTTTATTAGCTAATGATTGATCCAGCCAGTGCAATAGCTATAGCCACGACAGCATTCACTGGCATTAAAAAAGCTGTAGCAGCTGGTAAAGAAATATCTCAACTGGGAAAAGATATTTCTTCTTTTGGTCGGGCAGTATCAGACTTAGATTATCTCGGAGCGAAAGCCAAAGATCCTCCCCTTTGGAAAAGACTTGATCCTAAGTTTGATACGTCCGCCATAGAAATATGGGCAGCACAACAGAGAGCCAAGGAGATGCGCGAGGAGTTAAGGGAACACATCTCGCTATACTATGGGCCATCTGCATGGGAAAGCATTGTTCAGATCGAAGCAGAGCAGCGCAGAATGCAGAAAGAAGCTGTGTATCGTAGGCAAGAGAAGATAGACAACCTGATAAACTGGACAGTAGGTATTGCTATTGTATTATTTGGGTTGGCTCTTTTTGGTGCAATTATTTATTTCATTGGTGTGCGAAGAGGGACTTGGTAATGCTTTATGTTTTAATCTTTTTGCATTTTGTAAATACAGATCATTTAAGATATTATCAGATAAAAACATTTTCAGATTATGAAGAGTGTCAGTTAGAAAAAAAGAAAGCAGAAGTATTAGTTACACATTCGAGTATGAAGGTCGAATGTCTTGAGGTTAGTGGAAGTTAGATACAATAGATGGGTTGTCTATACAGATGACAATAAACTCGTTATACAGGTAAGCGACAGACGCATAGCAAAAGGATTTCTCGATGGTTCAGATAACAGCGGCGGCGATAGACCAGCTAAAGATACTTCCTAGATTAGCTTTTCTTTGCCAGATAATTTTAACTTGGAAAGTTTGTCTTTGGTTTATGACGCTCGAAGACCCTACAACACAACAGAGTGCATTCGTGTCATTAGTTACTGCAATGCTCAGTGCAAGCTTTGCTTTATGGTTAGGCAAAGAAGCCAAAACAGATAGAGTACAGCAATGATTGGTCAGTTGATTGGACCAATAGCTAATCTTGCTGGTGGCTGGCTCCAAGGTAAAGCAGATAAACAGGCGGCAGACGCTAAACTTAAACTCACTGAGGCAGAGGCTAAAGCTAAAATTCTTTTAAGTAAGGAAACGTCTGTTGCTGATTGGGAACGCATTATGGCTGAGAACTCTGGCACTAGCTGGAAAGATGAGTGGTTAACTATTCTATTTAGCATTCCTCTTATCCTTGCTTTTTGTGGAGACTGGGGCAGAGAAATGGTAGCTAATGGTTTCGAAGCTTTGGAAGCTATGCCAGCGTACTATCAATATACTTTAGGTGTAATTGTTAGTGCATCATTTGCGGTAAGATCAGCAACTAAATTTTTTGGAGGAAAGAAATGACATTCAAGTTAAGTCAAAGAAGTTTAGATCGGCTCGAAGGTGTTGACGAAAACATGGTAGCTATTGCCAAGTATGCAATAGGTATTACCAAGGTTGACTTTGGTATTCCACATTTGGGTGGTCTTCGAACAATGGAACAACAGCGTCAACTTGTAGATAAAGGTGCGTCTCAAACCATGAAGAGCAAACATCTCGAGGGTATTGCAATAGATACTGTTGCGTATGTTGGGCCAAGAGTTTCTTGGGAACTTAATCTTTATGATGATATTGCTGATGCTATGAAGCAAGCAGCTAATGATCTTGGGATTCATGTTCGTTGGGGGGCAGCTTGGCACATCAATTCAATTGGTGAATACGAAGGCACAATGGAAGAAGCAATGAATGAGTACATTGATCTTCGTAGGTCTCAAGGCAGACGTCCGTTTATAGATGCTCCTCACTTTGAGCTTTCGGTCTAAGCTTTGGTCTAATGCTTTGTGACGTTACGTCACTTTCTAAGCAGAACATCTGAACGCCCTGCGCTAATTGGTATAGATCGTCAGCTGCATACTGTGCTTCATAGCAAGTATCGTAGTCTTCGAACCAGATCATAAGTTCTGTTTCTGTGTTTCTTAATTGGTAAACAATAACTAATGCAGTGAAAAATTCCATTGTGTTCTCCAAGTGTTTGTTTTATACATTTAGTGGGGCAGCCTTTAGCTTTTTTTATAGCAGCTTTATGTAGTTATTGGTTGCCTCACGAATTTTTTATCTTCTGTACAGTACTGTAACTTACTCCACACATTACAGATGTTGATCCGATATCCCATCCTAATGACAGAAAGTATTTAATATCTGATAATTCTTTTTTTGTGAGTCGGCTGTTACGCCAGCCATCTCCTGATCTGACTGAACGCTCGATGGCGTCTTTAGATTTAGTTTCATGCGGAGTATGAATTACTTTTTTATTTGTTTTTAACTTTGCATTGCAGAGTTTTGCATCTGCTTTCATTCTTTCAAGTGGCGTCATGTTATCTTCCTTTGTTTCATCCATCCTTTAGTTGGGTGAAGTTCATAGAGTTTTCCGTTAACAATTTTTGTTCTTCCAGTCTTTGGTTTTTGTGGATTGAAAGTAAACTTCATTTGCCCAAGTTTATCGCTCCTATGATAACCTAAACTTTTACCTGTTGATCCACTTGATTTATTATGATTACCTCTTCCGCTCATGATTTACCTTTATAATATTTTTGTGCTGCTTGTAATCTTTTGAAGTGGCTTCTTGATTTATCTTTTTTGTGACCACAAGATTTTCTTTTTTTAGCTCCACATTTAGGGCATTCTATTTCTTGTATCATTTTTTTAGTAATAATTAACATTTAATACCTTAAAAAAAAGCCAGTCCAAAAAGGACTGGCAGTTACGTGGAGTAATTCAGGCAAAGCAGTGTAATCTCCACGGAGAACATTATTATTAAAACGGAATCTTATCATTTGGCAAGGTGTTTTGTTTTTCTGTAATGTTAAAAGACATATATGGCCTTCCATCTTTATCCATTTTTGCCCATCCAGCTAAACGTTTGCTATCTAAAAATGGACCTGTCCAGTTTGGTGCGCCATCCTTTGGATTAACATTAGTAAACAAGACGCCTACCTTTTGATATACTTCAATGATTTGTTTACCATCTTTTGTTTCGTTTTGAATGTTTACAATATTTACTTTCTCTCCATCTATATTGAGATGTCCTTGTAATATAAACTGTTGTTGTGGAAAGGGTGTAAAAGAAGCCCCCTTGTTTGTGTCATCATATTCAGCCATTTATCTGATCCTTTCTTTTCTTAATACCAACCTTTTGGCTTTTCTCGTTTTGTTTCGGGCGCATGCGCTCGAGACTTGGGGGTCTCGCTTGCGCCCTCGCTCTCGGGTAAATCTTCACCCACATAAAGATAAAACGCTAGGCCAAGATAAGCCAGAGCTTTTGTTAAACATCGTTGCAAAGCTTTGTTTGTATCGAACGCATTGGGATTAGGTATTGCTTTGTTTCTGAAATCCAAAACAGGTAAGACTTCTGTCGCCGAAGCAATCTCATCGTCTGTTTTAATGGTCACAGTAACAGCAACGAAGGCATTGCCATTAGGATCTAAGAAGACTGGTGATCCTGTTACTTCGTCAACGTGCTTATTAAATGTTGCTTGCGGATAGATGTTCTTAACTTCTCTCCATGCGTGCGCCCAAGATAGATAAGTAAATCCATTCTTGTTTTCTGTGTAAGATGATACATCGATCTTACTTAATGTTTCCCATATTGATTTAGTCATTGTGTTCTCCTTGTTATTCTTAATGATCCACGCTTATCGCGTTTGACTGTACCATAGTCGCAGTAAACTTCTCGTTCGTTAGACGCGACCATATTTTTTAAATCTTTCTTGGCGTTTTCCCAGACTCTGTTTTGTTCGTAACCATTAATGTAAGTGACGAACGCATCGACGAACTGGTTGTCTGTGCTTGCATCTCGTGCGACCATTTCGTCCAGCGAGATGTTGTCAATTGAGAGGCTCGGTGTGTCAACGCCAATCGGCTCTTCATCGCGAACAACGTAGCCCCAGAAGTCCGACACCACTGCCCACATAGAATTGAAATACTCTTCGTTTCTTTTGACATGAACACTATCCCATTCGCTGTTGCCAAAGATTACTGATAGATGCGCTCCATCTGTATCTGCTAAGTGTATATACAATTGCAGCTGGGGCATATAATGATTCGTGACTTTGCTCATATTGTTGAATGAGTTTGTATGCTTTGCTTCAACAATATCTTTATTAAGCATTGCGTCTACAGTTCCAACAACAGGGATGTCTCCAATCTTAGCTTTGAGTTCTAGCTGATGATTAGACAGTGTAACATTACGCTCCTGTTCAAACCATCGAAGGTGGAAATCTTCAGTGTGTATTCCCATTTGAACAGCTAAGTTTTTAGATAAATCTTCAGGCTCTGATCTGCCAGTCTTGACTTGCCAGAGTTCGAGCCACTCGCCATTCATGATCTTTACGCAATCACTTCCACCTATGAATCCTTTACGGTTCATTGTGTTCTCCTTTATTTATAATGGTTAGACTACTGCATACTTGCAGTAAGGTCAATACTGAGATGGATAATATTTTTCAAAGTCTTGTTCAGTAATGTCAGTAAGATCTAGTAGTTCTTGTTTGAGTCTACCTTTGAGCCAACACTCTCCGATTTCTTCTCCATTCTTAATACGCTTTGCCATGATGTTGTGAGTATTTACTTTGTAAGTAGATCTTTTGTACTCTTTAGCTAAATGCGGAGAAGAAGTCGCACGTTGAATGTGTGCGCTCCAGACATCTGGTTTGACCTGTTTGAATTTACTCATGTTGCAATCCAGTATTCTTTTACTCTTTTGCCATTATCTAATTTAATAAACTGGCTTTCGATAGCCATGCCAGATTGTTTTAGATCATTAATTCTTGACGGTAATCTAAAGCATTGAAACTGTTCGAGTGCAGTCATGCCATTGATAACATGGCCTTGCTCAAGCCACGCTTTAATCTTTTTGTTCTGTGATTCTGTGTGTTCCATTAGTGTTCTCCATTAGTTGTTGAAACATATCGCCACTCATTATGACTAGCGTTTGCGGAGTTCCTCTCCGTCTTTTATAGAAAGCAATATCTCTGCCTTCTAATACTTTGAATGGGCTGGGGAAGCTTGAAGTATCTCTGTACTTTACTTCTCCCACCAGTTCTTGCCCATTGATTTCGAGTTTGATGTCTCCCGAATACTCGCCTCCCAAACTGCCCGAGAGGGGTTGCCTTTTTGCTTTGATACCTTTGATTTTTTTGAGCCATTCGACAAACCATTTTTCATGGTAAGTTCCTTTGTTTTTGTTACGGTTTGCCATCGATCTTCCTCATAACAATTTAAGCAAACATACCAGCACTTTTCCATTGAATGATTGCTATTGTTTTTAAGTATTGCAACAAACCATTCGGTAATGATTTCACACGATATGCAAGTTATCTTTCCTCGTTTTTTTGATTTGCATTTCGTAGCCAAGAGCTTCAAGCCAACAAAGAAGCATAAACCCAGAGGGTATTCGTTTGTGTCTTTCCCATTTGTGAATCAAAGAAACAGTGCATCCTATTTCATACGCCAATTTTTCTTGGCTTAAACCTTGCTCGTATCGAGCGTCTATCAACATCTGCACCATTTTTTCGTAATCTTTGGGTATGCTCACGGGCTTGTTGTATCGCGTGAAGCTCTTCGATTGCATCTAATACCTTTATAGCTGTTTCATAGCGTAACTCTGTTTGTTGATTAATTGTTCTATAATATGTTGATGAGGGGATGTTCGCTTGTTGGAAGGCAGTAAATAAATGAACACCCACCTCATCGGCCTTGTCTTTTATTGTATCGAGATATGCTTTCATACTGCACTTATGCAGTAAGTTCTTCTTTTGTGTCAACCTCTTTTGTATTCCAGCCAAGACCACAGCAATGAGAGCAAGGAATATTTATCTCAATAAACCTAAACTCTTCATAGCCTTTGAAGTATCCATCGCCATCGCAATGCTCACAGTTTTCGTATTCCATTAGTAAGGTACCTCATCATCAAGATGTTTAAGAAACTTATCTTCCCATGCTATTGTGCATCGAGAGATAAACTTTTCTTTGTTGAAGTCTGGCTTGATTGCTTTGATAGCATCAGCCATTGCCATGAAACCATGCGGTGATAGTTCAGTACCAACATTCTCACATAGTTTATCGAGTTGATCGTTAGTCATTACAAGCATTATGCAAACTCCCATTCTTTGCTTTTCATTGCAGCAGCTACTAGAGCTTCACGATTGTACTGCGCTGTATGTGGTGATTTTAAACCACTGGTATGCGTCGCCCAGTATGTTAAGCAATTGTATAAAGCCCATTTGTTTTTATTTAATGAACGTGATTCATTGCTCCAAATCTCAAGTAGTTTTTCTAGCTGTCTTTCGTTAGTCTTAGTAACTTGCTGTTGTCTGGTGAAACTTTTAGCGACTGTACGTTTGAAGAATGTTTCAGCCATTATGTCAGTGACTTCTGTTTTCATCCATGATTGCCAGACTTCTTTGCGTGACATGAAATGCTCAAGCCCAAGAATCATTTTGTTTGCACTGCCTTCTACATTGATTGAAGATGTGTGCTTGTATCTTGATCGAGCAACAGCGTCTGGAGTTGTGCAACCATTCAGACACCACAAACGCAAGCCGCTTGCAGCTTGTGAAAAAGACCAAGACGCATCGTAGCTATTGAAGAAATCAATTTTAAATTTAGTGTAATCTCCGACAGCTGGTTCTATTGTTAGATCATTAAATAGAATATGTCCTCTTAGTTTTCGCCCATCTTCTAGTACTGTTACATCAACAGTATAGTCTTGCGATAAATCAGCTTGCTTTACACCATCGAGGATTGAGTTCACTACATCATCATGTGGTACAGCTTTGTATCTTGAGCCATGAACACCCAAGACTTGATTTGTATCTGTTCGCATGATGCACTTGCTGCCTGAGATTTCGTTTCCAAATTGGTCAAAGACTGGTTGCGTTTCAATGGGAAACTCCCACTCGTTAGTTGTCATATCAAACATTTTGTTCTCCGTTTCAATTAGTTAATGTTTGCATTGTTGCATAAACAATAGTTATTGTCAGTTGTTACGTTGCGTTATTTTAAATGAGAAGTTTATACACTTACTCAGGTGTTGGGTAACGGTTTAATAAAGCATATCGCTATGGGTACGTTACTCTCATCGACCTAAGCGTATGCGAAGTAATGTTTTAAGGTACATCACTTCATAAACCTTGATGAAGGTGACTTACGCCACCTTCTTCTTCAGTTCTGCAACTCTCTTGGCAAGATCGCCAGATACGTTGCGAGACTTACGTTCTGGAGTCCATTGCTCACCGTCTGTGACCAGTGAGTAGACCTCTTTGTCAGCATCGTGTCGTTCTGTGAGATGATTAAGTTCGATCTCCATGTTGTCTAAGCGTCGAGCGATAGCGTCTGCTCTGACGTCTCTGTTCTCCACGATAGCTGTCTCGAGGTCAGCGAGGTTATCAGCGATCTGTTTCTTCTTGTAGTTGATTGAATTGTAGCTAGTGTAACAAGCATCTCTTGCGATACCATTCAATAGGTAGTCCATGTTATCACCATTATGATACATAATAACTGCTAGTTTCATTTCTACGAGTGTTTTCTTAGTCATTTCTAGGTTCTCCTTTTCTTTGCGAGGACCACCCTCGCAATGAGGACTTTAAGCACTGACCAAAGCCTGATCTCGATCAGGTTGTTATTCGCAATACCTTTCCCCACAAGGTGCCAGTCGAACAGATAAAGACACTGGCAATATACAATCAGCTATGAACTGAGAAAGGAAAGGTGTTGCGAATGACCTTTGGACTGTGCCTTAAACAAACGAATGCGAGGTGGCCGCAGCTAAAAGGAGAGCATAGACATTACTAAACACGAGTAGGAATTAAACTGGCTGTCAATACAACTTTTGTAGTTTGACGTAACGTCTTTTAGAATGTGACGCTACGTCACTACTTGACAAGCTTGTTGTAGAAAGTGCTAGTCTGGGGGGAGAGAGGGAGAGGGGGGCTAAAGCAATCAAAACCTTTATCCTTCTTTAACAATAGAGACTAAGGTATAGCCAATCGGTAGTGTCTAAAGTATAGCTGATAGTTAGACACTAATGCATAGAAGGATAATAGGTTTGAATGTTCCAGCTGATAGAAAACTAACACCTAAACAGATAGCTCTGGTGGATACACTCGTAGCAGAAGGGTTAAGTATCAAAGACGCTGCTCATAAAGCTGGATACGCAGCTGGCGATAGCGGAAGGGTAAGCGCACACAAAGCACTAAAGTCTCCTCATGTGCAACAGTATATGATGCAGAGGATGAATGAGACATTTGGACTTAGTGCTACTAGTGCGCTGGCTACTGTTCGTAGGCTGTCAACTGGAGCTAAGTCTGAGTACGTACAGCTAGAAGCCAGCAAGGATCTGCTTGATAGGGCTGGCTTTAAGCCTATTGATAGAAGTCAGGTACAAGTTGCTGGGGATATTAAGGTATCTATTGACCTGACGTAGGGGGTGGGGGCAAAAAACGTTACTGCTAGTTACTGTAATAGTCCCTCTCTCTTATTTTTAGCCTATAAGGTTTGTGCATTGTCAGAATTATTTTTTTTGGTATAGGGTTTGGTTATGAGTAGATTTGGAGATAAGAAGCCTGAGCCGACGCCTGTTCGTTATGATATGTCGAAGGTGAAGCAAGCATTAAAGAGTAAGGGTTATGGTAGCGAAGAAGTATCAGAATCCTAAAGGTGGTTTAAACGCAGCTGGTCGTGCTTATTTCAAGCGCAAGGAGGGGGCTAATTTAAAGGCACCTCAGAAGAGTGGCACTCATGGTCGGAGAGTTTCTTTTGCAGCTAGGTTTGCTGGGATGAAGGGACCGATGAAGGATGAGAAGGGTCGTCCTACTCGAAAGGCTTTAGCGTTGAAGGCTTGGGGATTTGGCAGTGTTGAGGCTGCTAGGAATTTTGCAAAGCGTCATAGAAAGAAGAGTTAGTATGTGTTTTGGTGGTAAGAAAGGTCCGAGTGTTGAGGAGTTATATCAACAGAAGAAGGTTGATTTTGGTCCTCTTCCTTCTTTGTCAATGACTAGGAACAAGCAAAGAAAAGGGCCAGTTATGAAGGATGTTGTTCGGCGTGGTTCTGAGAAGCGTAGTTTATTAAATCCATATATGACGGGAGGTGACTGATGCCTTATGGAAAAGGAACGTATGGTTCTAAGGTTGGAAGACCTAAGAAGAAGACAATGTTGACTGGGAAGCAGAAGACTTTACCAGCGGCATTGAAGCGGAAGATAATGAAAGCCAAGATGAAAGATGGCTGATCGTTCTTTAGCACCGTTAAAGAAGAAAGCGACTCTTCTTCGAAGAGAGTTAAAACAACTTGAAGATTCTGCTGGTGTTGGGCTTGCGGATAAAATGCAAGGTAAAGGTGAACGCTTTTCTTCTAAGGATAAGGGGATAGCAACTAAGGGTGTTATGAAGGTTTTAAACTTTCTTCTTAGCGCAAGAGAAAATCAATTAGTCTCTAGTCCTAGATATAATAGAATACAGGATCAGCTGATTGATATACAGGAGAAGATCAGTGGCAGTAAATGAGGCTGGTAATTATACTAAACCAAAAATGAGAGCGACTTTGTTTCGCAGAATTAAGGCAAGAGCGACTCACGGAACAGCGGCTGGTCAGTGGTCTGCTCGAAAGGCGCAGCTTCTTGCCAAGGAATATAAAAAGCGTGGTGGAGGATACAAGTAATGACGTTTAAAATTGAATGTGCTAGTGCAGGAACTTTTGTTACTACAGTAACAGAATTAATGTATCGAGGAGTTCCATTTGTTTCTAAGGTCGATGATCTTGGTTACTATACAATTTGGTTGTTGGAGAAACCTGAAGATGAAAGCATCCCAAAAATCGTTGCTTAATTGGGGCAAGCAAAAGTGGCGCACTAAGTCTGGGAAGAAGTCTAGTGAGACAGGTGAACGGTACTTACCTAGCGCGGCTATTGCTGCTCTTAGTGATGCTGAATATGCAGCTACAACCCGAGCTAAACGAAAGGGTAAGGCTAAGGGTAAGCAGTTTGTGGCTCAACCGAAAAAGATTGCTAGGAAAGTAAGGAGATATAGAACGTAATGGCTTGGTATTTAAAATCAACTGGTGAACTCTGGACAGGTCCAACACATGAATTACATGGTTTTACTTGGACTGAAACAAATCATATGAGCTATTCAGTAAAGCTTGTTGAGGGTGATGAACCAGTAAAAGCAAGAACAAAGAAGGGTAAGTTTAAGGCTGATGATCCTTCTACGCCTAATGTCAATGAATCAAAGACAAAACCAAAGAAATCATGAGCTTTATAAATACTTTAAAACCAGAAGATTTAACTCTTCTGCGCGAGGCAGTTAAGAAGGTTCACTTTCATTATGTGGGTGAAAAGCATGGGAAGTCCGCTATTACGAATGCAATGGCAGATCAGATTATTGATTGGTATGGCCCAGAGGTTGTAGAGAAATCAATGAAGGTATTGGTTGATAAAGGCTTGCGGTGATTAACTTTAAATATAAACCTGATGGGGAAGTGTTGAAATCTTTTATGAAGACGAACACTTTCTTTCGGGGTATAAGAGGACCAGTAGGATCTGGTAAATCAGTAGGATGTTGCGTTGAAGTATTTCGCAGAGCTTTGGAACAAAACAAATCTCCAGACGGACTTAGAAAATCCAGATGGGCTATTATACGAAACACAAACCCACAGTTACGAACTACAACTATTAAAACATGGCTTGACTGGTTTCCAGAAAACGAATGGGGAAAGTTCACTTGGTCAGTCCCATACACCCACTACATCAAAAAAGGTGACATAGATCTTGAAGTTATCTTCTTAGCTTTAGACAGACCTGAAGATGTAAAGAAGCTTTTATCTTTAGAACTAACAGGGATCTGGATAAATGAAGCAAGAGAAATACCGAAATCTATTATCGATGCTTGTACTATGCGTGTTGGCCGTTATCCTTCAATGCGTGATGGAGGCCCATCTTGGACTGGGGTAATAGCAGATACTAACGCTCCAGAAGAAGATCATTGGTGGCCGATTATGGCTGGAGAAGTTCCAATACCAGATCATATTCCTAGAGAGCAAGCAAGGATGCTGGTAAAGCCAGACAACTGGGAGTTTTTTACTCAACCTTCTGGAATGTCAGAAGTAAAGAATGAAGAAGGTGAGTTAGAAGATTATACTCCGAATGTTGATGCTGAGAATCAAAAACACATGATGAAGTCTTATTATCCTAATTTAATAAGGGGTAAAACAAAAAGCTGGATTGATGTGTATGTTATGAATAGGTTGGGACATATCCAAGATGGAAAGCCTGTTTATCCTATGTTTGCAGCTGATGTGCATATTGCAAAAGAAGAAATACCAATAGCAGCTGGAGTACCAGTATATGTTGGCGTTGACTTTGGTTTAACCCCTGCTGCGGTTCTTGCTCAGAAGGTGAGAGGTAGATGGCTCGTTCAGTCAGAAATAGTTGCTATAGATATGGGTATCGTTAGATTTGCAGAAGTACTAAGAAACGAACTCGCAACTCGATTTGCAGCCGCTGGAGAAACTATAATTTATGGAGATCCAGCTGGCGATTTTAGAGCGCAGACTGATGAATCCACTCCCTTTCACATTCTGCGCGGTGCTGGCTTGAGGGCTTTTCCTGCGCCTTCCAACTCTGTTGACCTTCGCCTCGAGGCTGTCTCTTCCCAGCTGACCAAGATGGTTGAGGGGAAGCCAGCACTATTAATTGACAGGCGATGCCCTCAACTTATTAAGGGTTTTGAAGGTGGTTATGCTTATAAAAGAATGGAGGTGTCTGGTGAAAGATACGCAGATAAACCAGATAAAAATATGTTTTCTCACGTTCACGATGCTGCTCAATATCTTTTCCTTGGTGCTGGTGAGGGCAGGGCTTTGATGAACTCTCAGAAGCCAGCGCAAGTAACAATAGCTAAACGTAACTTTGATGTATTTAACAGAAAACCAAAGGCAAATAGAAAGCAAAGTGTTTGGGCAAGGATGTAATTTTGTGCGTTGAACTTTTTTTGATTATGTGAATAGGAATACGAAAAAGGAGATTTGTTATGTGTTTTGGCGGTGGTGGACCAACCCAACAGGAAAAAGAGCAAGCAGCTGAACAGCGTGTAGAAGCTGATATTGCAAAACAAGAAGAAATTGAAAAGCGTGCAGAAAAGAAACGTGAAGATATTAGTGAAGCTTTAGAAGCAAGAACTCAGCGTCAGGGAATGCGCGGTGGTGCTGGCAGACGTTCATTGTTTAGAGCAAGTGGTGCAGGGTTCTTAGGTAGATTTGAATAATGGACAAGCTCGCAAAACAGTACGTTGAAAAGTACAACAAAGCAAAGGCATTCAGAGAAAACTGGGTTCCGCTTTTCGAGGAGTGCTATGAGTATGCACTGCCACAAAGAGAATCTTTTTATTATGAAGAAGCTGGTCAAAGACGCGATGAAAAGATCTTTGATGAAACTGCTGTTGTTGGCGTACAAGAGTTTGCGAGTAGATTACAATCTGGCTTAGTTCCTAATTTTGCTCGATGGGCTGATCTTATGTCTGGTAGTGAAGTGCCTCCAGATCAAAGGGAAGAGATTGATAATGAGTTAGATGAAGTGACTGACTATGTATTTGAGGTACTTCAGAACTCTAATTTTAGCCAAGAGGTACATGAATCATTCATGGACTTGGCTGTCGGGACTGGTGTCTTGTGTGTCGAAGAGGGCGATGCAATAAATCCAGTGATCTTTTCAGCAATACCGCTTCCTCATGTTGTACTTGACACTGGTCCTGACGATAGAATCGATCATGTGTTTCGAGAGCGAAAGAAAGTAAAGTTTGACCACCTTGAGATAATGTATCCTCAGTCTGCCTTTTCGCCAAAAGTGCAGTCTATGATGGGGAAAAATCAAGAGACTACCGTTCTGGAAGTTGTTTGTAGAGACTATTCGAAAAGAAATGAAGAGGCTTACATTCATTATGCAATCTGTATGACAACAGAAACAGTATTGCATATGAAGGAAATGAAAGGGTTGGGGTCAAATCCATTTATTTGTTTCCGCTGGTCAAAGTGTGCTGGTGAGATTTATGGTCGTGGTCCTTTGCTAAATGCACTATCTGCTATTAAAACAACCAATCTAACAATTGAACTTATACTTGAGAATGCACAGATGGCTATCTCTGGTATTTATCAGATGGAAGATGATGGTGTTATTAACCCAGATACAATTCAACTGGTTCCAGGATCTATTATTCCCAAGGCAATGGGTAGCCAAGGTCTTCAACCATTACAAGCGGCTGGTCGTTTTGACGTAGCACAGCTAGTGTTAAGTGATATGCGCTTAAATATTAAACGTGCGCTGTACAACGATATGTTAGGAAACCCTGATAAAACTCCAGCAACAGCAACAGAAGTTGCGGAACGTATGGCAGATTTATCAAGACGCATTGGTTCTGCATTTGGTAGATTACAGGCAGAACTTGTTCAGCCAGTATTGCAACGTGTTATTTATATCCTAAAGAAACAAGGTCGTATTGAAGTTCCAACAGTTAATGGTCGAGAAGTAAAAGTAAGATCTGTTTCTCCATTAGCACAGGCTCAAGCCAATCAAGACATTTCAAGTGTTGCTAGGTTTCTTGAACTTGTTGGTGGGGTGTTTGGTCCTGAAATGTTACAGCTTTTAGTTGATGGTGAGCAGACAGCTGTTCACTTGGCTAAGAAGTTTGGTGTGCCAGAAAGCTTGATTCGTGATGAAGATCAGCGTAGACAAATAGCTGCAATAGCGCAGCAAATGGCACAACAGCAGGGAATGAGCATTGAGCAACAAGGTTAATATCGGTATTGATGGATACCAACGAAAATCTGAAGATGATGCAATAATAAGTCAAAATTTTGCACACATATTTGAAACGCCTACAGGCAAAGAAGTTTTAAAGTATTTACGCTCTATTACCATAGAAATGGTAAATGGGCCTAATGTAACTACGGAAGAGTTACGCCATCAAGAAGGCCAGCGATTTATTGTTGGCTTGATTGAACAACGTATAGTTCATGGACATAGGAGTAAAAAATGAGCGAAGAACAAACAGCCGTTGAGGTTGCTGAAGCTGATGGAAGAGATTTTGTAACTGAGCAAGATGTTCAACAAGCAGAAGCTCCAACACCTGAAAGACCAGAGTGGCTTCCTGAAAAGTTTAATACAGCTGAAGATTTAGCTAAGTCTTATGAAGAGCTTTCAAAAAAACTAGGAAGTAAAGACGAAGATATTCGCAATGAAATTATTAAAGAAATAGAAGCTCAAGCTTTTGAAGGAAGACCAGATTCTGCTGGAGACTATCAACTTCCAGAATCAATTGACCAAGAAGCAGCTGTTGATAATGAATTATTAAAGTGGTGGTCAGAGCATTCTTTTGAAAATGGATACTCTCAGGAAGAGTTTCAGCAAGGTATAGAAATGTATGCTCAAGCTGTTTTAGGTAATGAACCTGATATGGATGCTGAAGCTGCAAAGCTTGGCGATAATGCAGAAGCAAGAATAGAAGCCGCATCTCAGTTTGCAACAAAGTTTTTTCCACAAGAAGCAATCCCAGCTATTGAAAGAATGTGTGAAAGTCATGAGGGAATCATAGCTCTTGAAGCTATACAGGAAGCAATGAAAGATGGTAACTTTGCTGGAAATACTCAGCCAGCTGCACAAACAAGTGAACGAGAACTGAGGGAAATGATGAATGACCCAAGATACTGGAAAGACAGAGATCCTAACTTTATCAAGCAAGTTACCGAAGGCTTCCAACAGATCTACAGAAGTTAAAGTATTAAAGAGGGGTGAGTATTACTTAACCCCTTTTACTTTAGATCACTTAGATGAAGTTCAAAAAGGTCTTAGCATTGAGAATAAAAAAGAGCTTTATTTATTAGGTTATGAAGACATTACCACAGCTTTAGTAGAGATGTCTCAGAAATCAGAAGCTTATCTTTGCAGAAAAAATAACGAAGATTTTATTATGGTAGGCGGTCTTTGGTTTGGTGAAGACCAAGAATGGCCTCAGATGTTTGCAATGTTTTCTGATAAAATAAAAGAAAACTTTCATGCTATGGCTAGAGGCTCAAAGATGTTTGTTAATTACTTTGACCAGTGGCATGATGGTTTATCAATGACAATATCGGCTGATTATGAGTTTGTTTTAAACTGGGCTGTATGGCTAGGTTTTGATCCTGTAGGCATATCTGAAACTAAATATAGTAAATATGTTGATTTTGTGCGTTGCAATTCTGTTAAAAAAAATGTTTACGATGAGACATCACGGCCCATAATGCACTGATCGGCCCTTGTAAGGACACCCGAATTGATGTGAAAGCGTGGATACCCGAGTAAACTGAAACTTTTAATAGGACTTTAGAAATGGCTAATACAATTGACCAAGCCTTTATAAAGCAGTTTGAAACAGAAGTTCACATGGCTTATCAGCGTATGGGTTCTAAATTACGGAACACTGTTCGCACAACAAATGTGACAGGATCAACTGCACGATTCCAAGTTATTGGAAAAGGCACAGCAAACACAAAATCCAGAAATGGTAATGTAACTCCAATGGAGCTTGCACACACTAACGTAGAAGTCACAATGGCTGACTACTATGCACCAGAGTATATCGACAAACTTGATGAGTTGAAAATTAATATCAACGAGCGTCAAGCTGTTGCTCAATCTGCTGCTGCTGCTCTAGGTCGTAAGACTGATGAGATTATTACAACAGCAATGGATGCTGGCGCAAACGCAAGCCAAATTCACGATACAGGTTCTGCTCTTGAAAAAGCAGATCTGCTTTCTCTGTTTGAAACATTTGGTAATGCAGACATCCCAGAAGATGGTCAGCGTTATTTAGCAATGTCACCAGCTGGCTTTGCTGACTTGTTTGGCATTACAGAGTTTGCATCATCTGACTTTGTTGGTCCTCAAAATCTACCATTTGCTGGTGGCATGACAATGAAAGAGTTCTTGGGCTTCAAGATCTTTTCAACATCTGCTGTAGCTGGTGGTAAGAACTTTGCATATCATACATCTGCCGTTGGGTTAGGTATTAATGCTGATGTTCAAACTGAGGTAAACTACATTGCAGAAAAAGTATCACACTTAACCACATCTATGATGTCTATGGGTTCTGTCGTTATTGATGACGATGGTGTCTATGAAGTCTTAGATAATAACTAGGAGATTAAAATATGGCTTATAGTGCAGCAAATCTTACTCGCCTAGCTGGTGCTTCAAACGGAGATCTTTGGTGGTATAGTTCCGCTGATGCGATTGCAACTGTTCGAGCATCAGGATACTTTAATGACGCAGCAAGTATGTTGTCTGTTCGTGATATTATCATGGTAACAGATACAAATACTCCAACTGCTCATTTGTGTATTGTGTTATCAAATACTGGTACTGTTGTTGATGTATCTGATGGTACAGCAATAGCAGAAACCGATACTGACTAAGGGATGGGGGCTTCGGCCCCCAACTTTCTATGCCTACAGTAGCAAACACGCCTATTAAAATATGTTCTCGTGCTTCACTCTTGATTGGTGGGGACGAGATTCAGTCATTTACAGATGGTACTGTTGAGTCATCTGTTGCTGAGGCTATGTATGAAGACATTGCAAGGTCAGCATTAACAAACTCTCGCTGGCGTTTTGCAACAAATCAAATGGTTTTAAATCGTCTTGCTTCAGCACCAACTGGTCGATGGGATGCTGCCTATCAATTGCCATCTGACATGATTATGTTAAGTGCAATAACTGTTAAAGATTTACCGATTGCTTATGATCTTTATGGAGATAAAGCTTTTTGTAATTCATCTGAATCTGAGGAAGTTGTAGCAGATTATATTTTTCGGGCTGATGAATCCACATGGCCTCCGTATTTTACAACAGCTGTTGAATATATGGTTGCTGGCGTTCTTGCTATATCTGTTGCTAGAGATTCGTCTTTATCTAATATGATGGAGCAAAAGGGTGACTATTTAATGAGGCAAGCAAGACGTTTACACTCACAACAACAAACAACACGCAAACTTAACACATCGAGGTTTATTGCTGAAAGGCGAAGTTAATGAGAAAAGTAAGAGTTCCAATTAACAGCTTTCAGTATGGTGAGGTTAGTGATTCTCTTTTAATGAGAACTGATTCTCCTGTTTACTCTCAATCTGCTCAAGAGTTAAGAAATATGGTTGTTATGTCTGAGGGGTCGGTAAAGAAAAGGCCAAGCCTTAGACATTTAGCAGGGTCTAGCACTCCTGACAATGGATTGTATCAGTCTTATTTAATGCCATTTATTTTTGATGATAATGAAAAGTATGTTATCGCAATCTTAGATGAAGAAGTGAAATGTTACAGAGTTACTGATGCAACAACGACATCAGATGGTTTTGAATTAGTTGATGATATTGATAGGGATGTAAATAATGTTACCCTTCCTTTTGACCACAACTATATAAATCAATACACTCATGCTCAGTATGGCGATGTTATGTTTATCTGCCATCCTTTGTTTGCGCCAAGAATATTAACAAGAACAAGCCTTACTACATTTGAAATTAGCACTTTTACTTTTGACCAAAGGGCTGATGGTAATGTAACTTATCAACCTTATACTAAGTTTCAGGCTCAGAATGTAACGTTAGATCCTTCGGGAACAACTGGCAGTATTACACTAACAACAAGTTCAGCGTATTGGGAATCTGGTCATGTTGGAACGGTTGTTCGATATGGAGAATCTGAGATTGAAATAACAGGTTATACTAGCTCAACTGTTGTTAGCGGAACTGTTGTTGATGAATTAAGAATTAGGCTTTCTGTTTTGAATCCATTCAGAACTATAGATGGCTCTTCTACAGTAGAAGTAACTCATTTAGATCATGGGTTTCAGGGTGGTGAATCAATTACATTTGAAGAAGCGTCAGCTGTTGGGGGAATAAACTCTGGCAACTTAAATGGGGCAAGAACAGTAAGCGGTATTATTGATGAAAACACTTATACATTTACAGCTGGCGGCAGTGCGTCAAGTTCTGAAGATGGCGGTGGTTATGTCAAAGTTGTGACTCACGCACCAACAAGAGACTGGGATGAACAGTCTTGGTCTTCTGTTCGAGGATACCCAGCGGCTGTTGCTTTCCATGAAAACAGACTTTGTTTTGGTGGGACTTTAAGTGAGCCAGATACTATTTGGATGAGTCAGCTTGGAAAGTTCTTTAACTTTGATGTCGGTGAGGCAGAAGATACAGACTCAATAAATCTTGTTGCTGCAACTGGTGACGTTCATGAAATTAGATATTTAGTTTCTAATCGTGACTTACAGGTATTTACATCGACTGGTGAGTTATATGTTCCGACTTATTTAAACCAAGCAATTACTCCGACAAACGCTCAGATAAGAAAACAAACACCTTATGGGTCTTCTTATGTCCAGCCAGTATCTATTGATGGGGCAACTATCTTTGTTGCAAAGAACAGTAGAATAGTTAGAGAGTATTTATACACAGATGCTGAAGATGCCTACACAGCAAATGCTATTTCAACGTTAGCTTCTCATTTAATTGATGACCCTCAGTTTATGGCTGTTGCTCATAGTGGTTTTAATCTTCCAGATTCTTATGCTGTAATGAGTTTAGCTAATGGGGATGCTATTGTCTTTAGTTCTAACAGAGCAGAGCGTAGAGCCTCATGGACAAAGTTTAGTGTAAATCATGGCAGAATTGGTTCTGTTTGCGCTGTTGGTGATCGTATGTTTGCTAATGTGTATAACACAGATACAAGTGGAACAGGTTATTTAACTATTTGTGAGTTTTCTAATGAGGTTGGTGATTTAGGTTTAGATTTTAATTATGGCTATCAAGCTGAAAATCCGTATCAAGCAAATACTTATTATGTAAATCCTATGCTTAATCCTCTTTTAGGTGGTCCTGATGAGGTTGATGTTATTGCTATTGATACAAATGGCGTTGCCCATTATCTAGGTTTAGTTGATACTGAGTTGGTTTCTGCTTCATTTCTAAGTGTTCTTGGTGTTGATTTAAGTGCGTACAGTTACATAAACATTCAATATGTTATGACTGGAATTAGATTTGATTCTAAGATTCAAACAAATCCTCTAGATGCTTCTATGGGCAATGGTCCAGCAACAGGTGAAGTCAGAGGTTTAGCGAATGTTGTTGTCGATATGAAAGACACTAGGTCTATTAAAATAAATGAAAGACCTTTGATAGCAGATTCTGGGTTTACTGGTAAGAAAGAGTTCAGGATTATTGGTTATAATCGTGATCCTAAAATAACAATTGAACAGGATTTTCCATTTCAATTACAGGTTAATGGAATAGTAGCGGAGTTAATAATCTAATGGTATGGCAACTTATTGCAGCAGGGGTTAGTGCAGCTGGACAAATTGCAGCTGGTAGAGCGGCAGAACAAGCGGCTAAATTAGATGCCTTTAATATTGAAACTCAAAAAGTAATTAGTGAAGCAGAAGCATTACAAAGGCATAATGATAGGCTTGAACAGTATCGTTATAATGTAAAAGCTAATATTGCTTCATTTTATGCAAGTGGTCGTGATGTAGGGTCTGACAGATCTGTTCGTGCTTTCTTAGAAAGACAAAAAGAAATAGCAACGGAAGATACTAGACGATCTGATTTGATGGGTGTTTTTGAATCTATGAAGCTTCAGCAGCAAGCGACAACAACTAGAATCGAAGGTAGAGCGCGCAAGCAAGCGGCTATGATTGGAGCTTTTACAACAATGGCTCAAGGATATACTGATTATCAAGATAGTTTAAGTAAAGTAATACCAACAGGATCATAATATGGCAGTTATTAGAGAAAAACGTCAGTTCCAAATAGGGCCAGTTGGTGTTGCTAGATCATCTCGAGCAGGGCAAATAACTGGAGAAGCTATAGCTAGAACTGGCGCACAAGCTCAACAATTTTTTGCTCAACGTGCAGCCGAGGAAGCAAGAAAAGCTGGCATTGAATATGCTCAAGGACTTGAACGTTCAGAAATTATTGAACTTGACCCACAAACAGGCCGACCAAAAATATACGAAGGTCCATCAGGATTTGGTCGTATTGCTCAAAATGCTTATCAACAAGTATTACTTCAGCGTTTTGAAACTGAAATTGGTAATGAAATTGAAGACAAGTCTAAAGAGTTAGCAATTGAATTTAGTAAAAGTCCTGAAGGTTTTAGAGAGGCAATGTCTGAATACATTGCTCAAATGTCTAATGTTGAGGAATCTACTGTATTTAAACAAGTGATCCAAAGTGTTGGAACCAATGTACAAAATAGTAAGTACAGAGCATTGCAATTACAAGCTCAAGCTCTTCAGGAAAAAAACGATCAACTAGCTTACGTAAACATTTCTACTGAAAACCTATCTAGCATTGAAGACGCTTACGCAGTTGGTAACTTTGATTTAGGTGAACAGCTTGCAGCATCTGGTGTTAATCTTGACGGTATCAATGTTCAGGCTGGAACAATACTTCCAAACGCTACTCTTGGTAACGATCTTAAAAGAGATGAAGCTAAAGCTCGCGGTATTCTAAGATACGAACTTTATAAAGCGACTAAAGAAGGGGTAAGTGATTACGACTTGCAACAAGCCTTGGTTGCAATAGATAGCGGTGATCTAAGTCGAATGCCTAGTGGGGTGTTTACTGATCTAACTAAAATGCTTGGTGGTCGTGGGGCTTCATTCCGTGAGAGTATTGCTCAATTTGGAACTGAGCTAATTACTGATGGAATTAACCAAGTACGTCTTGATCGTGAGATTAAAACAAGACAGCGGCAAGCAGCGGCGGCTGCAAGTCAGTATGACTTAACAGAAGAATACTTTGATATTCTAGGTTCATCATCTTGGAGCCTAACGGGTTCTGTTGCTGATGCAGTTGATAACTATCTTCAAGATCGACAGCTTGGATTAAATGCATTTAGGAATGGAGCAACTCAGCAAGAGGTTGAGTCATATACTATGGAGTCTGCGGCTAGACTTCAAAGCATGACATCTGCGCTTACTAGCAAACTGTTTTCTGCGGCTAAGAGCGTTGAGGATGTTGTAGATATTCAAACATTTTTAAAGAACCCTACTGATGAGAACAAAGCAAAGTTAACTCCTGAGGCTGGCAGTCTTGCAGCAAGTCTGTTGAGCGTAGCAGAGCAAACAAATCAGGCGGGTTTGATCGAGGCAGCTGATAGATACGCAGAAAGCATTTCTGATGAAGTTCGATTCAAAGAAGAGAAAGCATTTCAGGATGCAGCTATTGCTTATAACAACTATCTAAAGGATGAATTTTATCCTAGTTTTTCTATAGCAAAGACAACGGCTGAACTTGAAGATGTTATTAACCAAAGAGATTCTGAGCTTTACTTGGCCTTATCTCCAGCGGCTCAAGAAACATATAAAGGTCAAATCAAAAACTTTGTATCTGGTCAGTATCTAAGGGTTGCTTTTAGTACATCGGCAAACCCAAAAGTTACTCAGCAAATGTTGCAGTATGCTCGTGACGAGAATTTTAATGCTACCTTGCTAAGTGATGAGCAAAAGAAAGCAGTAGATATTGCTCGAATGAATGCCGATGATCCATCTTATTTTACTACAAACTTAAATGAGTATGCTCGCAGAGCAGATGAGCGATATGCAACAAACATGCAAGACATTAAAGATCGGAAGTTATTTACTGATGTTCTAAATAATGCGCGTAATACTTCAGAGTTAAGTTCTGCTGAACGAGCAAAGTTAGATCAACAATTAAACATACCGTCTGATTTTTACACAAATCCTGACTACTCTGATGACGCTCGAACAAACGCTATTGTTCAGCAAATATCTCCATCTTACTGGCCTCAGGCTCAGTATGACACAATCAACTCTTTCTTAGCTGGTCGAATTACAGATGAAGGTGAAGTTAAGCGGGTTCTTTCCACTTATCGATCTGCACGATCTTATGTAACTGATGCTGGTTTTGAGATTGATTCAGGTGGGCTGTCTGGCCTTAGCGCAGACCAGATTGCACTAATGAACGCTGCGGTTTCCTTTGCGGAAACAAATTCCGATCCTCAAGCAATGATGCAACACTTACAGCAAGTAAGCCGCTCTATAGCTGATCCCAACTTATCTAAGGATATGGATGCTTTCTTTACTCGCAAAGCAAGCAGCAAAAAGAATAGGGTTAGAACTGAAAACGTAGAGCAATACATTTCTGCAAACTATCCAGAATCGCTAACCAATCCAAATCTGTTTGCTCGATTAGTGAGTGCCGCTAAGGTTCATTACTTTGAAAGCATCTCCGAAACTAGAGATGATAAACGCTTTGACCAAATCGATGATGTCTTACAAGGTGTTATCGACAGTCAGTTCGTTGAGGATGAGCGCATTATTACATCGGCTGGCTCTAACAAAACTTTGTATCCGTTGTCTTCTACAGTAAATGGTTTTGAAGATGACTTTATGAGTTATGTTCGCAAGTCTATGAGTCAAATGACTACAGACAAAAACATTGACTGGAATACAGCTGAGTTCAAGTTAATGCCTGTTGGCTTTAATGCTGATGACCGTGGTATGACTTACGGTGTTGTTATTGTTGATGAGGCGGGTGTTCGCAACCTTCAAGAAGTAGAAATCTATGTTGATGAGAATGATGAGCCAGTTGTTATTCCAGCATTCTTTTCTACAAACGAGCCAATCTTTGCGGGATACAAAACTAAGAAAACCGAAAAAGATAAAGAAGATGCTATTGCTGAAGGTAATCGCAGAGCCACTTCTTTAGAAGAAATGCAAGCTGGTTATGAAGAGATTTCTGAAGCATTAGTTGGGCCTAAGGGTACATCAGAAACTGATCTAATATTTATTAATCCATTGGGTGGCATGACCTTTATGCCAACGCCACAGTTTATGGAAGAGCGCGAACAATTCTTTGCTGATAAAGAAAAAAAAGTTTTTGAAGCGCAGCAAGCTATTGCTCCATTAATGTCGGATGCATTGGAGTCTGGTCAATTTAAACCATTGTTTGAAAGATTGCCTCTCTCTGTTTCATCTAACTATAGAAAGCTACTTCAGGCTTCACCGACTTCTATTCCTAGAATGATTAACAAAATGTTAGATCAGGTATCTACGCTTAATGATCCTATGGCTAATGAGTTTGAGCTTCATCTAAAATCTCTGTTGGAGGCACTAAGTGGTAGTTAACCCTAATAGCTTTCGTGTTGGTTACTTTAACAACAATATAGTTGAGCAACCTGATCCATCTTTCTTTGATACATTGAAAGCTTCTCTGGGATATAGTTACGCTCCAGCTTACAATATGATAGCTAACTCTACTCGCTACTCCCCTCAAGAAGGTTACGACTGGAAAGAAGACATAGAAGGGTATGAGTTGTTTGCTCCACAACTTTATCATGCTGTTAGTCCACAGCACATGAGCGCACTAAAGCAACAGATTGAAGAGTCTGCATCTCGCCGTCAGGTATTACAGAACTCATCAATACTTGCTCAGTTTGGTGCTGGTATCTTTGATCCTATTAACTTGATTGCTTTACCTTTTGGCGGCCCTGCTATTGGTATTGGTCGATCTGCTTTGCGTGTAGGCGCAGGGGTTGCTGCACTAGAAGCTGGCGTTGAGTTAACTCGACAGTCTGATCCGTTGCAGACTGCGCAAGAAGGCGCAATAAATGTAATGGCTGCTGGTTTGTTTGGCGCAGGATTTGGTGCTGCGTTTGGTGGCATAAAGACAAGAGCATACACAAAAACAAAAGCTGCACTCGAAGAAGAGTTTCAGATGGTTCGCCGCTTTAATCTTATGGGTGATATTACTCCTGATATATTAAAGACTCCAAGAGCAGAGCGTCGATTTGGCAATGATTCTGATGAGTATCTAGTTGAGCAGATTAAAATGTTTGACACAGAGGCAGCGAGAGCGGAATCAGAATCTATTAAGTATGCAGATACTCCACAGGCTGGTATGTTTGCAGCTAGGTCTGAAGAGATGAAGGGCTACTCTCAGGTTTTAAAACAAGAGCAAGCAATGCGTGAGCTTGAGGCTATGGGTTTAGATATGGATGATCCATTCCGTATTATGAACTCTGCATATACAGATAGCTTTCTGTATAAAGCTGTAACAACCCCAATGAAAAGAGCATTGCAGTCTAAGTATCCGACAGTTGTTAAGGAAACTTTTGTTAAGAGCTTTGGTGACAGCGGCATTGCCCTTGCCTTGAACTCAGTTGGATTGCCTACACCTCAGTCAGTGCATCAACGATCTGCTGTTAATAGAGGTAAGTTTGTTAGGGCGCATGACCAACTTTTAACTTTTTGGAGGGATGATACAAATGCCGTTCCTTCAAGTAAGTTAGATATTGATCTTGGTGTTATCAGCAGAAGAATTTCCAGATCTGAAAATTCTTATAAGAAGTGGCTAGTTAGAGTTAATGAAAAAAGAATAAATAAAGTAACTGATCTCACTGACAATGAAGCTAAAGCAATTGAGGTAATTAATAAATACTTTGAAGATGCACAAATAAGATTAGAAGACGTTGGCTTAATTGGAACTCAAAAAGGTATTGAGAAACGTATTCAACAACTCGAAGCAAAAATTAATGATTTAAATGAAAGGCTTGTTGTTGCTGAATCTAAACGTACTAAAAAATCAATAAAACAAATAGGTTTGTTGCAAACAGAACTTAATCGCCTTGGCTCAAAGCTTGGAAATGAAAGACAGTCTCTTTTAGGTTTAGAAGATCTTGAGCCTAACAGAGAAATAAATGATGTGTTTTTTCCTAGATTTTGGGACAAAGGAGCTATTAGAAAAAACAGATCAAAATTTAGTGAGACACTATTTAAGTGGTATAGTGAAAATCCTTATGTTTATGAGTTAGATAAAAAAACTGCTCAGTTTGTACGCAAAGAATTAGACACTCGTCCTGATAAAATACAGGAACGTGTTGATTTAACTATTGACCGCATTCTTGGAGAAATTGATTCAACAAGTGTAGATAATATTGGTTTTGGTTATGGACGTTCTAAGCATTTTCGTCATCGTCAAGTTGATATTCCTAATAATTTAGTAACTGAGTTTATTGTTACTGATCCTTTAGCAGCTATGAAAACATATGCTGCTCGTGTTGAGCCTCGTATTGAGTATGCAAAAATGTTTGGTCAAGATGTTGAAGGTGTTATGTTTGATCTTGAATACGATATGATATCTAAAGGATTTTCTGAAAAAGATATTAATCGTATGAGGCGTGATTATTTACATTTGTATGATCGTGTCGCTGGTTCTGTTATTCATAATGACGATTTGTTTAGTAGATTAAGTCAAAGTACCGCTGCAATTATTCGTGATGCAGCTTCTTTAAATTATTTAGGTTCTGCTGGTTTTGCTGCTTTTCCTGATTTTGCTCGAATAATAATGGAGCATGATATGGAGAACGTTATTCGAGGAATGCAAGTTCTTATGGATAAAAATAAAGTTGATTTAGCGGTAAATGAAACTCGTTATTCTGGAGAAGCTATAGATATTTTTATGGGTTCTGCGCATTTGCGTTTGCATGATGATTTAGCTAATAGTCTTGATGCAAATGAGCTATTAAATAATGCAAGAAATGCTTTTCATATTATGAACGGTCTTGGCCCTATTACTGTTTTAGCAAAACAATTAGCTGGTATTGTTGATGCTCATAGCATTATTGATTATTCGATTAGATATAATCAACTAACGAAACAGGAATTAACTTGGCTTTCGAAATATGGAATTGGCAAAGAACAAGCTGAAAAAATTGCAAAATCACCTTGGGAAAAAACTGATAATGGTTTGTATTTAGCAAATACTGACGCATGGAATGATAGCATTCCTATTCCAGAAGTAGATGGAAAAAGAATTAGTGTTTTAGAAATAAATAAAGATGGATCTCCTGTTGGGAAGTTAGATAAAAATGGAGATTATGTTGCTGCTTTTTACCGAGAAAAAGAAAACAAAATTTATTTTGATAGAAACTATATTGAAGGCAAACAATTTGATTCTAAAGCTTGGTTAAATCCAAGAAAAGAAGGAATAGATGCTTTGCCTGATGTTTTTAAAACTCCAAGGCAGTGGTCTAATTTTGTTATGTTGCATGAAGTAATGCACTCACGTTCTCGGCCCAAAAAAGGTGAAACTAATATTGATTATGAAAATCGTATTAATCGTATGGCTTTAGATGAATGGAAAAAGCAAACAACAATTAATGAAGAAACTGTTTATACTTTTAAATCTGCTCTTAACAGTGGTGTATTAAATACAATTATGGCTGCTACTCCAGCTGACAAACCAATTATTAACGATGGTATAGTTTATATTCCATCTCATATTGGGGAAGCATTTGGTTTTAAAAAAGATCCTAAATTTAAAGGATATACTCGTATTGAGAATGGGTTCTTAGGTTTACCATTTCAGTTTTATAGTTATATGCTTGCTAACGTAAACAAGACTGTTGGCGCATTTGCTCAAGGACAAGTTAAGAATAGAATGCTTGGTGTAAGTGCTGCATTTGGATTAGCATATATGTCTTTATCTATTCGTACTCCAGATTACGTTTGGAATGATATGAACTGGAGAGACAAGTTTGCTAGAACATTTGACATGAGTGGTATTGGAGCTTTGTATTCAGATTTATTTTATACTGGTTTGCATACTTCTCTTGCTCTTGGTGGTCCAAATATTACGAATGGAATTATATCTCCTAAGTTTCCGCAAGAGCCTAGTATGTTAGATGCTATTACTGGCATTGCTGGTGCTGGGCCATCTTGGACAGCTGATACTGCAACTGGGATATATGAGTTTGCTAGTGGAGAATATGGAGAAGGTGCAAGAACTATTGTACGCAACCTTCCGTTTGCTCGAATGTGGTTTTTAAAAGATGATGTTAATCAGATAACCAGAGCTTGGGCGCAGTGATTTTGTACTGGTTCTTTTGTGCGTTGATTTAACTACCCTTGTTATGAGAAAACAGGGCAAATGAGGTAAAACATGACCATTGATATTAGTAATAACAATCCTCGAGTAAATTACACAGTTGCTCAAGGTGTAACTCAGACAAGCTTTACTGTTCCGTTTGAGTTCTTTGAGGATAGTGATTTAAATGTTTACGTTGATTCAGTGCTTAAAAGTATTACTACGCACTACACAGTTACTGGTGGCGATGGATCTACTGGTACAATTACTATGTCGGTTACTGGAGCTTCTGGCGGCTCTACGGTAACAATTACTCGAGACATTACAATAGAGCGAGTTACTGATTTTAGTGCTGGTGCTGACATTAGTCGCGCTGCATTGAATACACAGCTAGATACTTTGACTGGTATTGCAGCTGATTTAAATGATTTAGGTGGTCGTGCGCTTCGAGTTAGTGATACTGAGGTTGCTCCTAGCTTAGAGATTCCTTCATTAGATACTCGAAAGGGTACTGTTCTAGGCTTTAATGAAACAACTGGTGCGCCAGAGATTGGCCCAACAATAGCAGATGTTCAGACGTTAGCGCAGATTAGTGCTGATATAGCGACTCTTGCTGACATTGAAGATGGAACAGATGCAACGGATGCTATACAGACAGTCGCTGGAATATCATCAAATGTAACGACAGTCGCTGGTATTTCTAGTAATGTTACTTCAGTAGCTGGTAATTCAACAAATATAAATACTGTTGCTGGTCAGATAACTCCAACAAACAATGTTTCTACGCTTGCTGGGGTTGCATCTAGTATTCCAACAGTTGCTGGCATTTCTAGTAATGTAACAACAGTTGCTGGCATATCATCGGATGTAACAACGGTTGCTGGGGACAGTGCGGATATTCAGGTTGTTGCTGCAAACATTGGAACAATAGGGCAGAAAGCAACAGTAGACGAAGCTATTAGCTTTGCAATTGCGTTAGGATAAAACATGGCAAATACATTTAAACGATACAAATCATCAGCGAGTGTGGGAACATCTCCAGATACTATTTACACAGTAGCGGCTGCAACAACGTCAGTACTTATTGGCGTGAATCTAGCAAATGTTACTGCGTCTCAGGTTCGAGTCGATGTTCAGGTTGCTGGTGTTTATTTAGTAAAGGGTGCGCCTATTCCAGCGAACGCATCTCTCTCAGCTTTAGACGGTAAGATTATTTTAGAAGCAACAGACACCATTGTTGTAACGAGTGATACAGCTTCTTCTTGTGATGTTTTACTTAGTGTACTGGAGCAAACATAATGGTTGGATATATTGGTGCATCGGTAGTTGGTTTAAGCACAGTCTCTGCTGATATTGATGGAACGGTCACGGCTGATGGGCTAACTGTAGAAGATAGTGGAAATAACTATGTTAGAATTAATAGTACCGACTCAAACACACGGTTGTATTTAGATCGTGGTAGTGTTTCAAGTCGATCACAGATCATTATGCAAACATCTGGGGCTGAAACTGGCGGCTCATGGGCCATGGGTCTATGGGATGATGAAACATTTAGAATAGAAGATTGGACAGGAACAGACACAACAAGATTAATAATAGATACATCAGGTCAAGTTGGGATTGGGACAAGTTCGCCTACAACTAAGTTACAGTCCAAGGGTGGTAGCATCTCAACTCCAACAGACAATGCAGGTTTTATTGCAAATGCTTCTGCAAGTTTTGTTGTCGATCATGCAAACGACTATGGCCTTTACACGGGGTATGTAGCTTCTGCAAATGATGCAATTGGTATTGCTGCAACCAGAACATTGGGGAGTACTTTACCTCTTATTCTACAGCCGTTTGGCGGTAATCTGGGTATCTCGACGAATGATCCCAAAGCACGTCTTGAAGTAGAGGACAATGGTTCTACTACTGGTGTTATACTTAAAGTAACAGCGGATGACTCTAGCCCGTATGCTCTTGTGGTTGGAAATGATACATTTAGTACTACTGATACCGATGGTATGGCTATTTGGATGGGTAATTCAGGTGAAGGCACTATTGATTCTAGAGGCACTGGTGCATTAATGCGCTTTCGTACTAACGGCACAGAACGCATGCGCATCGATAGCAGTGGTAGGCTTCTTATTGGTCACACTACTGCAAACGGTTATGCTCTTGACGTTGCTAAAGCTAATTTAGGAGCGGCAGGATTTAATAGAACAGGATCAGATGGTGAAATAGTTGCGTTGATGAAAGACGGCACTACGGTGGGGAGTATTGGATACATTTCAACAGGCCTTATTATTGATGGTGAAGCAAATCACTCAGGATGGCGTTTTGGAAATGGTGGTATAGCTCCTATTAGAAATGGGGCTGATACTGATAATACAACAGACGTGGGTACAGCAGCGGCTCGTTTAGATGATGTTCACGCAACCAATGGCACAATTCAAACGTCTGATGAAAGAGAAAAGCAACAGATTGCATCACTAACAGATGCAGAGATTACAGCAGCCAAAGCAATCAGCAAGCTATTCAAGACCTTCAAATGGAATGACAAAGTAGAAGAAAAAGGTGACGCTGCTCGAACACACACAGGTGTGATTGCTCAACAAGTAGAAACTGCAATGTCAGACGCAGGGTTAGATGCAGGGAACTATGCGTTCTTTATTAGCACAACTTGGTGGGAAACACAGACAGAGGTTGCGGCTGTTGAGGCAGTAGAAGCACAAGATGCAGTGTATGAAGATGTGGTTATCCCTGCTGTTGAGGAAGTGCTAGATGAAGATGGCAACGTAGTTACAGAGGCTCAACCAGAGCGCACTGAGCAACGTCTTGTCAGCGAAGCTGTCGAAGCCGTAGAGGCACAGGAAGCCTACACACGCACTGATACCTACAACACACAAGAAGAAGCACCAGAAGGAGCAACAGAGCGTAACAGAAAGGGTATCCGTTACCCTGAGTTATTGTCATTCATTGGTGCAGCAACAGAACAAAGACTGACTAGCATTGAAGCTAGGTTAGATGCACTGGAGGCAAACTAATGAGTAGGGCTAGAGATTTAGCAACATTTGTAAGTAATGCAGATGGGGATATTAAGTTTGATACAGACACTCTGTTCATTGATAGTTCTGAAAATCGGGTAGGGATTGGGACGAGTTCGCCTGACAGTGAGTTGCACGTTAAAAACGGCAATGCGTCTGTTGCTGGTGCGCAGTTAAACCTAGAAGGTGCAGTAGGTGGCTATGGTACAGGCATTCAGTTTACATCACAGCTTACTGGTGGTGCCGTTGCGCAAATGGCTAAGATTGTTGCTGATGGAAGTAGTAGTTGGAATACAACAGCGTCGACGCAAGATGCTCACCTTACGTTTCATACAACAGAGGATGGCACCTCTGGCGAGCGCATGCGCATCGATAGCAGCGGTAATCTGTTGGTGGGCCACACTAATACTAATCCAGTAGGAAACCATGTACCTGGAACGATCATCAGCCCAAATAGTGGGGTAG